GCATGTTTCTCCCTCTGTTTCAGACTAAGTGTTTAATGTCTTATCGTCTAATGGCAGGACATCCACTTATCATATCCTTGACATTATTCACGACTTTTGGTTATAGTTCTTAAAAAGGATTAATATGTTTATATGTGAATACTGTGATAAAGAACTGAAGAATAAGGGTGGTCTAACTAGACACTTAAATAATTGTAAGATGAAAATCAATGAAGATAATATTGTTAATGCTGGGGCTACGGTTCAGGAAGTTAAGGTTGAATTAGTTAATTACTATGAAGGTCATAAAAGAAGAGAAATAAAGCTTAGGGGGTTACTTAGTAGAACATTTGACCCAGTTGAAAGAGAGAAGATATGTAAGATTCTAGTAGAGGAATTCTAGTATGATGATTGAAAAGCATGTTCAACGAAAACTTATGAAAGTAGTTGAAGATCCTGAGAAGGGTAAGTATGCTGAATATGTTCTGATGGTTCTATCTGGAAGTAAGAAGGGAGAAGCTTTAAAAGAAGTATTCCCTGATAGACATGCTAGAGCTATAGAAAGATCTGCAGGTAACAGTAGGGTTATTGGAGCTAATGTTAAGAAAGAAATTAGTCAGATTGAAAGAACTAAAGTATGTAAAGAACTATTTGAACAGAGTCATAAGACTTGGTGGATTAGTTTCCTTGATAAGAAACATGCATTGTATGAGAATCTATATGGTATGGCTGTTAATTATGATGTATCACCTAGAGATAGAGTTGCTGCATCTAAGGTAATGTTAGAACATATGCCTTCTTTTCAGGAAGATATTAATGTTAAGGTTGAGGTTAAACAATCTAAAGATGATTTTGTTACTGAGTTAAGATCTATGCAGAAGAAACTACATACTGCTGCTAATCAAGATGCTATAGACATTGAGGTATTAGAAGTTGTCGAATCTAAGTAAGTGTAAACCTGAACAAGAAGGTAGTGCAATATTCACTGAGAACTTCTGGGCTAATCAGTCTGGAACTAAAGCTATTAATGCTCAAGGAAATAGAGATAAAGCTGAGGCTGTAATGTTATTTGGACAGACTTACTTCAATGATCACTTTCCTAGTAAGCATCCAGTAATACATACTGATATGTTAGCATTAATGAATAGTGATAATAAGTTGAAAGCTGTTGCTTATCCTAGAGGACATGCAAAGAGTACAGTTATTACATTCCTGTTGGCTTTATATCGTATTGTCTTTCAGGAAAGAAAGTTTATTGTTATTGTATCTGATTCAGAAGATAAAGCTAAAGATTTCGTTATTCGTATTAGGAATGAGTTAGAATTTAATGCTAAGTTAAAGAGAGACTTTACACAAACTGGTGAGTTTAAAAGTATTGATTGGGCTAAGACAGATTTTACTACTAGTACTGGTATTAGAGTTGTAGCTAAAGGTGCTGGACAATCAATGAGGGGTTTACTACATAAAGATACTAGACCTGATATGATCGTATTGGATGATATTGAAACTAATGAAACTGCTGGAACTGATTCAGTATTACACTTCATTCTTACTGATGTATTACCTTCTGTTAATAAGAGAGGTATATATGATGTTTGCTATGTAGGTACTATATTAAGAGATATGAGTTGTTTACATAGAATATTAACCAATCCAGAATGGACTAGTGCTAAGTATGAAGCTGTTAATGAAGATGGTGATATGATTGCTCCTATGTTGCTTCCTAAGAGTGAATATGAGAAGGCAAAAAGAATGTATCAAGAGCTAGGTAAGATGAGTGTATTTTATAGTGAAATGCATAATAATCCTATGGTTGCTGATGATGAATTAACATTCAAGCATGAATACTTTCAGCACATTGAGAATAAAGATGTTCCTGAAGGATGTAATTATTATATTGCTTATGATCCTGCTATGCCTCCAAGTGGTAGAACCAAGATCAAAAAAGTAGATAAGAGTGCATTAATTGTATTGGCTACTGACTCTAAAGAGAACTGGTATGTTGTTAAGGTATTTGCTAATCGTGGTACTCCACAAGACAATAGGAAGCTATTGATTAATTTAATGAAGAAGTATCAACCTAAGGTTACTTGGATAGAAACTATTGCTGCTCAAAGAGCTATGTATTTAGAGATTAAGAAGTATATGCAAGACAATAATGTTAAGTATCCATTGAGAGAAATCTATAGTCATAAAGGGTCAAAAGAAGGTAGAATTGAACAACTACAGCCCTTATATGAGAGTGGTAGAATTTATCATATTAGTAAGCAAGATCAAGGTATTCAGGATTTAGAAAGAGAGTTAATGCTATTTACTAGAACTCCACATGATGATATTTCTGATTGTCTATCTTTCTTTATTGGTCAAGTAAAGTATCCAAGAGATATGGTTTCATCGAGTAATACGGTAATTGATCCTTGGGCTAAATACTTCAAGAAAGATGTCTCAGCAGACTGGAAAATACTTTAAGAAAAGATTAAGATTGAATATATTAAGATTGAAAAATAAGGATCATGATGACAAACACAGATAAGAAAGCTAGTAAGCTTAATTCAAATTCAGTACTTGAACCATTAGAAAGATGGTTTTCAGATGACTCTACTTGGGATCAAGAATGGAGAGATAATTCTACTTCTTGGTATCAGTTCTATCATGGAGCACAATGGACTTCTGAAGAACAATCAGCATTGAGAGATAGAGGTCAAGCTGTAATTACATTTAATCATATTAAGCCTGCAATAGATTCTATTATTGGTTCAGAAAGACAGAATAGACCTAAGATAACTATGGCTGGTAGAACTCTTGATGATCAACAGATAGCTCAAGTTAAGACAAGTTTATATGATTATATTCAATATTCAAGCAATACTGATGATGAGTTAGATTCTGTAGTTAAAGATGCATTTGTTGCTGGTAGAGGATGGATGTATGTATATCCTGAATTGGATGGTAGTGAGTTTATTGATTTAAGACATTCTCATGTTGACTATAGGGATATGTTTATTGATGCAATGTCTAAGAAAGATGATATGTCTGACTGTAGAAGAATACATAGGGCTGTATTTACAGATGAAGATATTGTTAAGCAATCTTTCCCTAAATATAGAGAACATACTTCAAGTGATAGTGATTATTTCATATCTTCAAGTGAAGAGAATATGTGGTATGAGAAGGGTGATAGAACTAGACCTAGATTAATTAATTCTTGGTATAGAGATGAGAATGGTGCTATTACTACTGTTATCTGGGTTAGAGGACAAATACTTTATTTTAAGAAAGAACCATATACTTTAGATAAATTTCCTTTTGTACAATATACTATAGAAAGAGATATTAACAATACTCCATATGGGTTAGTTAAGAATATGGTAGATGCTCAAACAGAAGTTAACAAGAGACACTCTAAAGCATTACATTATTTAAATGCTAAACAAGTATTAGCTGAAGAGAATGCATTTGTTGATTGGAATGAAGCTAAGAAGACTCTTGCTAAACCTGATGGTATTACTAAGTTACAAGATGGTGCATTAGCTGAAGGTAGAGTTCAAGTTATTGATAATACTCCACTAGCTGGATCACATATTCAGTTATTAGAATTAGCTAAGTCTGAGATATTAGGTGTTGCTGGTATCAATGGTGCATTTGTAGGTCAATCAAGTCAATATGAATCTGCTAAGAAAGCTAATATGTCTATAGCTGCTTCTCAAACTACTTTAGTTCCTTTATTGAACAAGTTAAGAATAGCTAGATATGATATTGCTGATATTACTATGAAATTAGTTCCTGACTTCTATACAGATGAAAAGATGATTAGAGTTATTGAACCTAATGGTGCTTATGCATTTATGCCAGTAAACAATACTGTACTGTTAGATGATAATACCTTAGCTAAGAAGAATGATCTAACTAATCAAGATGTTGATATTATGATTGAAGATGCTCCTAAGAGTCTTAATGAGAGAGAAGAACAGTTTGCTCAACTATTACAGATTCAAGGTCAAACTGCTAATCCTGTTCCAATGGATGTACTATTGAGATATAGTGCTCTTAAAGATAAGCATCAATTAGCTGATGATATTAAAGCACAGAATGATCTTCAGGCTCAATTACAACAAGCTGGTGGATACATTGAACAACTACAACAACAAATACAACAACTTGGTGGTCAAGTACAACAACAACAGTCAGTGATTGTTCAGACTCAAACAGCAAGAGCAGTAGACAAAGAAGTAGCTAAAGCTAAAGAAGGTATGGGACTATAGTCCTATGTCGAGCTGGACATTAAACGAAGCATATCTAACACAGAAGGATATTCTAATATGAGGAATTATATTGAGGAATTAGGAATGGGTATTCCTGATGATGCCACACCTGCAACGGAAGCATCACTAAATACACCAAATGAAGATGAGAGTCTTGTACAAGGTTCTGAAGAACCAAACTCTGATGCTACCACAGATGCAACAGGGATGGATGATACTGCAAACACAGAAACAGCAGATGATTCAAGGTTAAGTGATCTACAAAAGCAGATTGAAGGTATGGAAAAACGAATGGCTGATAAAGATAAGTATATCAATGAGCTACGAGAAATGTCTAAAGCCAAAGAAGAAGCTAGTGAAGACACTACAGATAATGACGATACTACTGATGACTTTTGGGATGACCCAGAAGCTAAGTTTAAAGAGATGCAGAATACAATGAAGATTCAGGCAATGCAAATTCAGGAAACTGTTTATGCTAATACTGTTGATAACTATTGGAAGACAGTTAATCCAGAAGCCTTACAAGAGGCTGTAGCTACTGATGCTGAGTTCAATCAAGAGTTCAATAGTAGTGCTGAACCTTATAAGACTGCATACGAGTATTTAACGAATAAGACAAAGAAGAAAGAAGTAGATAGTCAGACTCTAAGAGACAGCATAAAAGCTGAGCTTATTAAAGAGATGGGACTTGAGACTAAACAGAAGAAAGATGGCGTGCCTAACATCAATAAGATGGGTGGTAGCTCTAGTTCAACTAAGTCTCAAGAATCTGATGATGGCTTTGCTTCTATCTTTGGTCAATAAAAGCTATAAGGAATTAAAATGGCAAACACATCAATATTAACATCACACGGATTAAGTCAAACTCAATGGGAAGCTGGTTTATATAAGAAATACCAAGAACAAACATTCTTTGGTAAGTTTAAAGGTACGGATGAAAACTCTCCTATCCAAGTAAAAAGAGAATTAGAAAAGTCTGCTGGAGATACAATTAGGTTTGGTCTTGCTGGTACATTAAGTGGTTCTGGAGTTACTGGTAATAACCCATTAACTTATACTGCACTTGAAGGTGTTGGTTCAGGTAATGAAGAGTCTATGACTTTCTATGACCAAGGTGTAGCTATCGGTCAAATCAGAAATGGTGTAAGAATCGCTGGTAAGTTAGATGAGCAAAGAGTTGCATTTAATTTAAGAAATCAAGCTAAAGGTCAATTAACTGATTGGATGGCAAGAAATGAAGATGCTGCAATCTTTACAGCTATCAATGGTGCTGATGTAGTAGATATTTCTGCTTCAGTTGAAGCTTCTGGACAAATTGCATTAGACGATATCGTATTAATGAAAAAAGAAGCAATGTTCCCTTCAGGATCTACTAAGAAGATTAGACCTATTTCTATGGCTAATGGTGAAGAAGTATTTATTCTTGGAATGAATCCAGATGATGCTGTTGGTCTTAAACAATCTGCTGATTGGAAGACTGTTCAAGCTAATGCAGGTAAAAGAGGTGGAGACAATAGATTATTCACTGGTGCTTTAGGTGAGTATGACAATGTTGTTATTCATTCACATTCAGGTTTTGCAGCTGGTTCTCCAGTATTAATGGGTGCTCAAGCAGCATTCTTAGCTTACTCAAATGAAGTAATCTATGGTGAAGAAGCATTTGATCATGGTAACCAAAACAGTTACATGATTGGTTCTATTAGAGGTGTTGAATTAGCAGTGTTTAATGACGGTGTTAGTAATGCAGGTTCTCACGGAGCAATCAAATTCGATATTACTGTATAGTAATTATTGATTTATAGGACTCTCTTCGGAGGGTCTTATTAAGTTTATAGAAAGGATATAAATGACAGTTAGAGATTTACTACATAAAACAAGAGATACACTTCAAGATACAGATGGAGACTATTGGTCTGATTCAGAACTACTTGATTACTACAATGGTGGTATTAAAGCAATGGCAAGCGAGAGGTTAGAAGAGCCTAAGACTACAGTTCTTAATTTACTTACTGGTACTTATGAATATAATGTTGATGGTATACTGAGGTATATATCTGCTAAAGATAGTAATGGTACTGTTAGATCTTTACATCCTGATGATACTTCTGGAGATGAAGAAAGTAATGGTATTATTGTTCTTGATTATGATAGGATCTATGTTAATACTCCAGTAACTAATGTTGCTGTATCTATTAAGCATATTGCTATTCCTGCTAATCAGAACCTTAATGATACTGTTAGATCTGGTGATGAGAATACACTTAAATATTTTATGATGAGTAAAGCATATGAGAAAGAAACTGATATGGAAAACTTTCAGAAGTCTCAATACTTTGATCAGAAATATATGCAGGGAGTTAAGACGGTTAAGAAGACAAGTGCTCTTGGTTATGTTGAGCAAACAGAAGTTATACAAGGATATTATTACTAATGGCAAAGGTTATTTCAGATATTTCAATAGAAGCAGGTTATCCATACTTATTTAATTTAAACATGGACGATGCTGATGGTAACGATTTAGAGAATGATTATACTTGTTGGTTCGAATGTGAATCAATAGGTAAGTTACAATTCTCTGTTGATTCAGATAAGTATACTTTAACTATCAGTAAAGAAAACACTGGTAAGCTAGTTAAGAACTTAGAAGAGTATGTTGTATATACAACAAAGACTACAGATGGTACATATGATAAATTACTTTCTGGAAGAATGCATATAGATAAGAAAGTAAGGACTTAGAATGGAAGTAAATATTACTAGAGGTGTAACTGAAACCAGCTTAGCTAATGCAATAGCAGTAGCAAGAGAAGCTAGAGATACAGCAGAGGGATATAGAGATGATTCAGCTACTAGTGAATCTAATGCTGGAAGCTCAGAAGATGTAGCCTTAGCTCAAGCAGGTATAGCAACAACTAAAGCTAGTGAAGCTAGTACTTCTGCCTCAACTGCAACAGAACAAGTAGGATTGGCTTCTGCTAAAGCTACAGACTGTCAACTGTTGGCAACAAATACATCAGCTCAGTTTCAATTATCAAATGGAGATTACGCTTACTCTACTGTTCATTATATGAACCTTGCTGAAGATGCTAGAGATGCAGCAGAAGTATTCAAGAATGATGCTAGTGCATCAGAAAGCAATGCTAGTACTTCTGAGAGTAACGCAAGTACATCAGAAAGCAATGCTAGTACTAGTGAAGCAAATGCATTAACATATTCTAATAACTCTTCTACATCAGCAGGACAGTCAGCAACTAGTGCAGGTAATGCAGCAACTAGTGCAACGAACTCAGAGAGTCATGCTAATTCAGCTGGTGTATCGGCTACTAATGCAGCAGCAAGTGCAGCCATTGCTATTGGTACGGCTTATGGTTTAGGTTGGAATGAATCTACGGACGTGTATACAAGAACTGGAGATAGTGCTTTTACTACTATCCAATCTAAAATGAGAAGATGTTTATTAGCAGTAAATGGTACAGTAAATGCATATTTACATTCTATTAATTCAAACTATACAGAGTCAGGTTCAATTGCTGATTTAACAGGAGCTAATGGTAATGTAATGGTAGAGATACCTAAGTTTTACTATAAATATAACTATGTGGGAACTACTCACTCACACTCAATTTCATTAGTGCCCTTATCAGGTTATAGCGTACATCCTGCATTTTTAAAAGCTGGTGTAGAAGTTGAAAATAGATACATTGGTGCTTATGGTGCATCTGTAAGTGGAAGTACACTTATTTCAGCAAGTGGTGTATATCCTGCTGGTTCAATGACTAGAGGTTCATTTAGAACTAAAGCTGCTGCAATTGGTCAAGGTTGGGCATTACAAGATTGGAATTTAATTAGTGCAGTTCAATTGCTAATGCTAGTTGAATTTGGAACTTTTAATAGTCAAGCTGCAATCGGTCAAGGAAGAACTCAATTATCAGGTGGAGCTTGGTCAAATGGTTCGTATATTGGAATTAATGGTAGAAGTGATACTTCTGGTAATGCTACTGGAAATCATGAATATTCAGGTGATGCAGATGATGCAGCTGCTGATTTAGCTTTCATGTCTTATAGAGGAATTGAAGACTTCTTTGGAAATATTTGGAACTGGGTAGATGGTATTAATATTCAAGATAATGTACCATTTATTAATAATAATCCATCAACTTTTGCAGATGATGTATTTAGTGGGGACTATGTGAATGCTGGAATTACTATGGCAAATGCTAATGGTTGGCAAAATACTTTAGAGCAAGTTGGGACT